GTTAAACAACACCCTGTCGACAGCGTTCCCCAACTCTGCCGCGCGGGCCGCGGCTTCGATCCTGCGTGCAGATATGATATTTCCAGCCTGGCGCAATATCTCCGCCTGTACCTCCATCAATCTCTGCCGGACAGTACGAAACTGCTGGGCCCTCACCTGAGAGGCGATGTTGGCATCCTGGCCGAGAGAGTCCAATACCGGGGAAATATCCCTAATCGCCTGTCGTAGCAGGGCAAGAATCTCCCTGTCGGCTACCCTCTGTACCCGAGCATATGAGGCTAGCCAGTCCACGGGCTCGGGAGCAGAAGGCATATCAGATAGCCATTCTGGTATCCGTGATGGCACCATCTAGGCGTGCCCCGGTAGCATCGAGCAGGGCCTGCTGCTCATTTACGATCTGCTGATCCATGTCAGTCGGGAACTGGTACCCGAGGCGCTCCTGGATGATCTGCCTGGCAACAGCCAGTGAGATGATCTTTGTCGAGACCATCTGCAGGATCTCATCGAGAGTTGCCGCCCTATCCACAGGCAACGGGTCACCGAACTCAAGATGTAACACGACCCCTGGCCACTGCAGGGCCTCGAACGCTGGGAACCATCCATTCAGCAGATCGTACAGCATCTGATTCATAGTGCTAGAGATTTCTGATTCCTTCTCGCCATTCTTCGCCACGATCGGCGCAAACCGAATGGCGAGAGCGACACCACTCTCGGCTACTGCACGTTCGATACTGCCGACAGCAACATCTGGTGTCCCTGTACCGTCCTGTGCAGCCCTCCGCAGCAAGTCAATGTGTTTGAGCAGGGATTCGATATCATTAGCGCCTTCAATCCTCCCTATCTTCCCATCCTTCTCCAGCTCGAGGATGGAAGCAGGGCTAATCACCCAGGGGACATCGTTCCCAGCTTCATCCTTTGGGTGCCCCGAGTCGGTCCAATAGGTGCCGATACCTTGGAGGACTACCGCTAGGTCCTCGTCCGTAGCAGTCTGGTTGATCCCAGCCAGGACAGTCTCGATACCATTAAGCTCGCTGACTCCAAATTGCCCCGTACCCTGGAATGGATTGCGGAAGTGGTATACCGGGATTGCGGTAATGCTCGAGGGCAGCGCAGCACCTTCGAGGATCGTCGCGTACGACAGATCAGCAGTCCACGACGGCTGTGTTGGAGCAGGCTTCAGGTCTTGTTCGGAAAGACCCATCTCATCACGATCGTCCCAACCATCCGACTCCCAGAAGGTAACCCTAGAATAAATGCTTCCGAGTGGGGCTCTGTACTTAGCAGCATCCTCCTGTGTAGAGATCTTGCGATATTCTAGCCGCTGAGCAATCTCATCCCGCCCAATCGTCAGGATGTTCACCAAGTAGCAACCGATTACCCGGTTATTGTCCATCCCGTAGTGGATCGGAAAGTACGAGTCGGGGTGCAACTCGTGAATTGAAATACGCGAGCCAGGATCCTTAATCGGATCTGCAGTGATATGGAACACGCCATCGCCACGAACCAGCGTCCACCGCTTTACGGAGGCCAGCTTGCTCTCCATACGCTCGCGAGAGAATAGCTGCTGGATCGATGAAACCGCAGCTTTCGCCATCTCCGGAGTAGGAGGGGTCATCCCGATCGGGAACATATCCTCCGACGGAACCACGATCTCTGGATCATTGGCCAGATAGCGATTCGTCCCCTCGATAATCGCGCGGGCGACCGGTAGCAGCCGACGACTCATCGGCTCGTCAGAAGTATCCCGCAACACCCCAGCGAATGCCTTCCAAACATTCGAGTAGAGGTTCTCGTACGTCCAGTATGCCTGGATCCTGCGCTTATCAGCATCGGCAATAACGTAGGCAGGCGAGTCGGCCCCCTTCATCGTCACTGCATTCTCATAAGCGTCAACTACGGGCATTTCATTCCTCCGAGGTGACTATAATTCGCTGCATATATGGTTGAATCCTGAGGAACTCTATCGACACCGGACGGCCCAGAGACCCAAGGCCCCCAGGAGACCTTTCCTTCTGGTGAAGTTCGATCTATCCTCCGCTTTCATTTGCTCTGATGTACGATTCACTTACCCCTGCCAACCTTCACATTGCTTTGCCTTACTCCGCTATTCCTCCATGGTGATCCAAACCTGCCACTCATGAAACGGCCGAGTGCTTCGATAGTGTGGTCGTCCTTCTTCTCTGGGTTCTCCGGGGCTGACTTGCCATTCGCCTCTGCCTCTTCTGCAGTCTTCGGGTACTTGTAAACATTCATCTCGCGAATGGTATTGGTGCACCTACGATGCACAGTCAACAACGGGGCTCGCTCTGGGTGCCCCCAAGGAAGGTGCGGATTGCATATCTTCATTTTGCGTCGAATCCACTCAACCCTGTCATTGATAGTCAAGCTACCGGGACTGGCATTCTTGATGTGCAATAACGAAGCCAATTCCCTCGTCCTGTCCGGCTCAGCGGGATCAGGATAAAATGCCGAGCATGAACGTGGGGCTAACCCGGCAGCCTTAATATCAGCGGCAGCCTCGGAAGTAGTGCGGTGACGCTCGTAGTACTCATCCAGGATATGGATTCTTTCGCTATGTGGGTTAATCTGAAGCAGCAGCCATACAAACGGGTTGGTGAATCCATAGTCCACACAAGCAACAGTCTGCCAATCGGGCTTATATTCCTGATCGGTAACATGAACTTCCTCGTCGAATTCCTTGAATACCCGCCCAAGGAACTCGGTGAACAGGGCTGCGATCTCCTGATTGAACAACTCAGTAGACATGTCAAGCAACATCGCCCAAATCTCGGAGTCAATCCCGACTGGGACGTTGTCGACAGTCTCTACACGCCGCAGGAACCGATACAACCCATTCTTCGGGTCCTTCGACTTCGCCCTGATAGCATTCTGCAACAGAACGTCGTTAGCACCGTCTGGATATACGTACGGATTGATCCAACTTGGCGCCCGGAAGCTAGCCCAGTCAGTGCGTTCAGGGTCCTGCCCCTTCTGCCACTGTTCATAGAACCAGTTGCGCCCCTCAGGGGTAGAGCTGGAAAATGACCAACCATGGAAGTCAGCGAGCGTCGGGCGAAGGAACTTGTACCACACACTGGACTTTAGCTTCGCCGCTTCTGCCAGGATAACCCCGCTGAGGCCCTCGCCCACTAGCGTCTCGGGGTATTTGGCAGATTTAGCATGCACCTGAAATAGCCCACCGAACATCGAACAGTGCATGTCGCCAGTGATCGGATTGTTGTAGCTCCCAGGCTTGTCCATCTCGAATCCGAGCGCATTTGCGGCTGCCCATAGCACTCGGAACTCTTTCTCGCTGTCGGAATACTCTGGACCTACGATCCAGTATTCACGACGGCGCCTGGCGGTGTGCAAGCTCTGCATCTCAGCCTGCGCCCTGAATATCTCAGACACCAGCTTGAAACCACCCACCTGGGACTTACCGGCACGGCGACCAGCTGCCAACACGATATTCCGAGATGGGTGGAATATAACCTCGCGCTGCAGGGCATGAGGCTCCCATTCGAGCGCGCGCCAGACTAACTCGTGCAGCCTCCTTGGCATTGGCGGGGTGCCAACTGAGTCGTTTGGCTTCACCCGCAATGGCGTTTTACGTGCCACCGGTATCAACCAGTGGCTGGCGAGTAGCTCGGAAGCTGCCCCTGCTCTTCAGCGGCACACCTGACTCAACCATGATATCCCGAACAAACCCGTAGGAACGCAAGCTCTCCCGGGAGATACGCCGGAACGACCAACCGTCCTTGGTATACCTCTCTACGGCCCACTTAGAGAATGCAACCCGATCGTCGCCTGTAATATGCTGATGAGGGCTAAACCGCGCCAGCACACCCCAGCTGGCAGGATCCTCACTCATCATCGTCCTTGCCATCCTTTGCCATATCAGCAACCTTGGCAAGTTCGTTCCATACCCCTGCATACTTCGGGGTGACGACGATGGCCTCGGCTCCGCCCTTTAGGCCCGCACGATCGAGCAACGAGTTAGCAGCGGCAATCCTATCCCTGTCAGTTGCCTTATTGTTATTCACGATCCCGAGCAATACGCCTGCAACGCTATCAGCAGCAGCAACAAGCCGTTCAGTTGCCTTCCGTCTGACGACAGGGAGTCCTCCGCCATGTCGCAGACAGATATTGGTACCCTTAATGCGCCAGCTGTAACACGGACGACGTAGCCGGTGCCCCTCACTGTCGACTATGTAGTTGCCATCTGCATCACGAATATACGCCCAAGCCGCACAGCGGTTCTTATCCCGAGGCAAAGTCCAAGCGGATCCCATCGACTCTTCGGTGCCATCCCACTGCAGCAGCCCCTCGAAATCACCATCATCTATGGCGACCAGACTATCGGAATGTTCCTTGATCCATTCCCTGTCAAGTCTGCTATTGCCCGGATTGCCATTCTTCTTGCGCATGAACTCGCACCCCACCCAATCGACGACAGGACAACTTTACCTCCATTCCTGCCGAAACGCTCTTCCAAAGCAAAAGCAGCCGTCCGATGGTCTCCTGGATGGCTGCTTTTGCTGCAGGGTAATGACGAGGCGCCCAACCATGCTACGCGAGCTATCATACCCCAGGGTCAGATATCGGTAGCTGAATGTTAGACTTCCGCCCGGAAAGCCTTCTGGATATGCTGGTTGGTCGGCTGAACGTCGATGTACAACGGCATGATGGCGATACCAGGTCGCATACCGAATGCGTACTTACCGGTCACCGACTGACCAGGCTGAACGTAGTTGCCGACGCTATTGACGATTCCATTCTCGTTGTCGTATACCCTCGTGGCAATCAAGCTAGTAGGACCATACCGCACCTGCACCCCGATCAACACGACACTGAGATCGCCAGTTCCGTGATTGTACACCGTCAGGTCGAACGAGATAGCCGTGCCACCCTCTGGCGGCATACCGACCGCCGTGTAGGCCGGGGCATACTGCTTGAAGTTGCTGACTGAAACCTCGGTACCGTCCATCCACTTTAGCGGGGCGCTACCAGCCACGACGGTACTGGCCGACGCCGAGGCAGCCATCGAAAGGCTAGCGAACACGCCCCCCTCCGACGGAGGCCGTTGATCGCCACCGCCCGCGGCAGACTTCGCGATCGCAAACAACGCAAACCAGATAGCCGAAACAACCAACGCCATCGTCACGACGGTAAGTGCACGACTATGCATCCATCTGAAAATCTTCATCTCCGTGATCCCTTCTGTCAGCATCTATTCTTGCCACTACGAACCGCCAAAACCAATGCAACCAGACCTGAACATATGCTACTCCGCACTGCCCGCGTTTGACGCAGCATCCTGATCGCCATCTTCTTCTGTTCGAGGTGTATCAGTGCACCAACTGCAAGGAGGCATTTGTACAGAGTGGCAACAACAACCATACTCGTCAAGATACGCATCCAGATCGCACCCAGGCATAGAATTCGATCCATCCATTCGCCAACCAGAGATCGTGCTCGGCCTCGTAGTATCTAGCACGACGTCAGCAAGTCGCACCGTTAGCGAACGGTGCTCGGTGAGGTACACCAACGGCACACCCACAGTGGGCGAGAGAGAAGCTACCGGGTCCAGCTTTTCGGAATTGATA